AGTATGGAGCTAAAGGTTTGTTTGGCCTTCCTTATCTAAATTCACTGATTCGGGTTTCGACACCTAGCCAGTGACTCAATTATAATACAATGCGGCGGTTGTGGGTAGTTAAAGTGAGTCAGACAGCAATTTAAAATACTCTTTTTGAGTGTCGTTATCTGACAACTCTAGCCGCGTGAGTATCATTTTAATCGTCTTTTTATTCTTAACGCTGACCTTATCGGCGTAGTGGATTAACACCTTTTTAGCTTGTTCGTAACTGTTTAAGTGGTACGCAAGCAAACATTCAAGAAATACGCTGGTAAGTGAGATGTGCATGGTTATCCCCAGTGAATCACGTCCTTGTGATTTTTTGTGAGTTAGAATAATTGGCCCTGTGTGATGTTCTCGGCATCGCTCAAATTACGTTTAGCAAGCTCATAATACGACTCTTTAAGCTCAGTGCCGATGAACTTACGGCCAGTCTGTAACGCGACATAACCCTCGCTGCCAATGCCTGTAAATGGGCTAAAAACAACGTCATCAGGTGCAGTCCATAGTTGCATAGCACGCTCAATCACATCGAGTTGTAAAGGGCAGATATGGCGTTCATCATCAGCTGACCGCGCATTAAGATATTGCAATGTGCGAGTCGGGTTAATGTCAGACCAGACAGGACTCGCGTACTTTTGCCAAATATCAATCGGCGTGGCGTTTTCGCTTTCAACAGTCCAAAATAGTGAACCATCGCCGCGCTCATTCTTTGCAAAGCCAGCAGGCACGTCATCACCAACATAATACTCAAGTGCGCCTTTAATTGGCTTGGTATTATCACCTGGCTTACGCATCACGATTAGATAATCAGGTATGCCCATACGAGACATTGAGCTGTCTTTAACAATCGTTTTATGAAGCAAACCGAGTGCTTTGGTGCGAGTCATCGCCACCACTGGGCATTTCCAGATGCAAACTTCGGAATGGAAAATAAATCCTTCTTTTTGAAATGCGCGTATTAAATCGCCGCGAAAGTCTTTAACGCCAATAAAGCCATCGTTTTGCTTGGATGACGGTAAATTCATGCAATGGACGGCCATCAATCGGCCTGCGCGTAATGTGCGATACATTTCTTTAATGAGATATCCAAAGTGAACAAAGAACTCATCATCACTTTTGCAGTTGCCCATGTCTCGTTCATCGTTAGAGTAGGTATAAAGCGAACTAAAAGGAGGCGAGTAAATTGTAAAATCTACCGATTCATCGGCCAAGTTACGCGCTACTTCTACGCAATCAGCGTTATAAAGCATGAAGTTGTTGCCTTGAGTAAAATCTTTAACGTTCATAATCGTGTCCTTAAAACTTAGGTAATGGTGCTTTTTTCTTTGGATTGTATGTCGCCATGTTCTTTGACGACTTCGTAAAATCAGTAAAAAACGATGATGCAATTTTAGCCATTTCATTCATCATTCTGTCTGATTGCTCATCTTTGCGTTTAATGTTCTCAACGACTGCGCCCTCAATATCAGCAGTCACCACAGTCACATTAACTTCATTCCGTTGACCAAAACGCCAACAACGACGGACGGCTTGGTAGTATTGTTCCCATGAGTCTGACAGGCCAACAAAAACCATATCTGAACAGTGCTGGAAATTTAAACCAAAGCCCATTATTTTTGGCTTACTAATGATTACGCGGTATTTTTCACTCAAAAACCCCATAATCATTTCCTCCTTTTGTTCAGGCGTATTGCTACCCGATACCTGAACAGAAAACGGGATTAATGATTCAAGTAAATCACCCTCATCATTCAAAGCACACCACAAAATGACAGGCTTATTAGTGCCATTGGCAATATCAGCAGCAGCTTGGCAACGGTCTTGTATGGTGTTACGCCTTGCGCCTTGACGCTCAGATAACGATTGAGCAAGGGCAGGTAAAAGGCCATCAGTTATACCGCTATCAATCACAATCTGACTGATTTTGAGTGGTGGCAATTTAGGCTTTTCTTCAAAACCGAATATGGAGGGGTCGCGCATGATGACAGCCCAAGAAGCCAACCACTCAAAAAACTTACGCTGACCATGACCCTTTAAACGCCATTTAGCCGTATCTGCGCCATCGTGGATGAAGAATGTAGCGAGCATTTCAGTCTGTGACATAATGCCTAAGAATTCGCACTGTGTACCAAGCTCCATATAATCGTTTGGCGAGGGGGTAGCACTGGCCGATAGGCGATAAGGTGTCCGACTGAAACATTCAGTTATTTGAGTGCGTAGCTTGCCATTAAGACCCTTTAAAATAGACGACTCATCAAGCACGACACCAGAAAACACTGAACAGTTGATATTGTGCAGAATTTCATAGTTAGTAACGTACACACCACGAACGCCAATATCATCCTCAGACCTCGCAGGCTTGACCACATAACCAAACTTTTCAGCTTCACGGATAATCTGTTTAGAAACGCACAATGGCGCGAGAATAATCACAGGTTTTTGCGTGTGTGATTCAACAGCGAAAGCCCATTCTAATTCGCAGTTTGTCTTGCCTAAACCCGTATCAAGAAACAATGCAGCACGACCACGCGCCAAAGCCCATTCAACACACGAACGTTGATAATCAAACAGATTGCTATTTTGTGTTGAGTAAGCAAAACCAGCATCAATCGATTTAAAATGCTTGCTATCAATAAACTCTTGATAACTACTCATTTCGCACTCCTTATTAACTGCTCAACCATTGCAGACATTGACCGATTTTCTTTTTTAGCCAGTTCTGCAAGTTTTTTCAAAACCTCATCGCTGACTGTAAAACACACTCGCTTTTTCATAAACACCTCGTTATTTGTGTATGCAGTATATATAAAGTATTCTGTTAAAGCCCTGTCAATTTGGGACAAAATCCAATTCCCCCGAAAAATGGGGTGTTAAAATTTAGACAATAAAAAAGCCCATATTTCTATGAGCTTAATTACCCCAACCAATGCCCTACGAGCCGACAACAAGAAATATAGTAAGATTCATTCTCGTATTGACTCGCGCTTATCCGCTAAAAACAGACCTTCACCGTTTTTTAGTTTCGGGCAAAACGAGTATATCATTTCTTAAACTTCAAAGTACGCTTGTAGTAATTCAGCGCGTAACTGTAGTTTTGTAGTGCAAACTTCTTGCACCACGCCATGAAGTCATCACAGTCTATACCCATGAGCGCACAGGCTTCGCGTACTGTCATTTGTTGGCCTTTGTAGATAATCATAATCCTCTCATCCAGCAATAACGCTCAAATGCGTTTTGGCAGTAGCGATTTTGGCGCATGAATACCTCGAAACGTTGCTTATTTAGTTTTAGTTTATCGCTGATTGCGTCGAGCGTGTATCGTTCTTTTTTATAAATAACAGTAGCGTTTTTAAACGTCAAGATTGGCTTATCTATCGCGCGCTTAGATTGTTGATAGATAATGTATGCATCGAAGCCTTCTTGCTCGTTTAAGCCACGTTTTACGCGCCAAGCATACATCGCTTCTCTGATAAATCCCTTTGACTCACAAGCATCTTTTAAGCTCATCATAACGCCGTCAACGCTGATAAACCGCTCTTTGACGTGCTTAGTGTATGGTATCTTGTTGCGAATCAAAGCGGCCTTGATGCCGTTCTTGCTGTGTCCCGTGACTCTCGACATAGAGTTAAGGCTTAACCCCTCTGCCGCCAACTCTGTTATTATTTTTAGGTCAATACCGCAACCTTTGAAAAATTCCATGTTCACACCTTCTTTTTATAATCAATGCCGTGTTTTTTGCAGTAAGTACACATATAAGATTCTGCACGATTTAGAATGACAGCCATACTTGCCGCCTTGTGGCCTTCACTTGCAAGTCGTCTGACTTCTTCAACATCAAGCGACTCATAACGCCGTGAAGGTCTTAATGCCTGCTCCAATGTTTCACCCTTGCGCCGTCTAGCTGCCACGGTGTGAGGATTAAAGCCCATCAATTCTATTTTTGTGTTAATCTGCTTGTCTAAGGTGCGTACAGGCATTAAACAGGCTTCTTCTTTCGTCATGCCCTTCTTAACGCGACTGTATAGCGTGTTGACGTGCATTCCGTACTTTTTAGCAAGAAAAGGATAGCTGCCTTCAATCATCGCCATAAATCACCCCAGTTTTAGTTGTTCTTTTAGCTTTTCGTTTTCGTTGGGATTGCAGCACTTAACCGCGTCGTCGTCGTATTGATGATGATACCCGCACTCGCCGCACTTATAAAGAATAGTAGGCTCACAACAGTTTTTAGCGTCAAAAACATCTTCGTGAAACTTCCAACAATCATTACATCTAAACCATTTTGTAATGTTCATCACATCACCTCGCACAATACGCATAAAACAAAATTAGAATTATCAGCACAACCAGTGCAAATGCTTCGCTGTCGCAGTTTTTGTTGTTAAATGGATTTATCATTAGTTAAACCCAATATCTGAAGCAAAAAGCCAAACCACAACTACAGTGATAAATAAAATACTCATTCTTCATTCTCCCAA